CCTTACGTCCACGTTTTCTTTCGTAACTTTCCATAAACTTCAAAGCCCATTCGTAACTGGCTACCCAGCGGGAAATATATTCATCGCTCAATCCAGCACCAGTTCTGTCTGAATAAATCCTAATTTCTTCTACTTTAGTCATATTTTTGTTATGCCTCTGTAAGCCTCTAGGAAGCCCGTACAGCGATTTTGTACCTTCTCCGCTATCACCCTAGCGGGCACCCTGTTTAAACGCACCAGTGAGGCTCTGCCGGGCTCTGCTCAGCATCCCTGTAGGAATTTCTCCTCTCAGTTTCAGCTAACACAAGCGTATGCTCTTTCGCACGAGTAAAACTGTAGAAATCTTTACTCCGCGTACCGTCTGGGTAAACAGCGTAATACATGTCCCATTTAGGGTGCTTAGGTAAGGTGACTTTGTCACCGTTAGGTAATTTCAACGACATCTACTTTAATTCCTTTCTTTCTAGCCTGATCAATCATGTTCTGGGTTCCTCTGCTGTCTTTAGCGAGAAAGGCAATAACAATCTCGGGTAGTCCCTCGACAAGCATCTGAGTGTTTCTAATTGGTCCTGCAGCTTTTCCGTGCTTGTCCCACTGTGCTGGGAAAGCACAGACATCCAAGCCTCGTCGTTCAGCATATGTTCTAGCGAGCGTATCAGCGCCTCTAGCTTCGCCTTCGATAACCACGGTAATGTCGTATTCATCTAGTACCTTCTCTAGTAAATCATAATTAGTGAAGTGTCTACTTCCACAAACTAGTACTCTCATTCTCTCTCCTTCCAATTATTGTAATCCCAACCTTTGGTATATCTTATCCTAGATCCGTCGCTATAGCAACTGTAATACCAATTGGCAAAGTCTTTCCATGGCTTTTGCATTATTCTCTTGACACCCTTTTGGTAACTCTGTATAATTGTGTCGTTGTCATTCTTTTTCTCTTTTTTCTTAACTTTGATATAGCCGATAGGCTTATAATACTACAGTTACAGATGATGTCAAGGATAATATGTCTACTCCAATAAACTTCTGGAAGTCTGATAAAGATTACTACTCCGTCACTGATATCAACTACAAAGATCATATCAAACGTATCAGAGATAACCTAAGAATAGACAAGCTTATCAGCCTTGCTTCCTCCGATGGTTCCTACAGTCTAACAGTAAGGAAAGACTAATGTCCTTTAAAGCAGTAGCTAGTAAGATGGCTAAGAAACAAGGTATTTCTAAACAAAGAGCTAGCGCAGAACTAGCAGCGGCTACGAGGCGAGCTTCACCTGCAGCTAAGCGTCGTAACCCCAACTTAAAGAAGGTAAAAGGTTAAATGGCAATGTCATTAGCTAAGAAAGCCGATATGGCTAGAGATAAGAAACGTGGTATCAAAGAAGGTTCTAAGAAGGACAAGAAGTGGGATAAGAAGGTTAAATGACCGATCCCTTCACTTCTGAATTAAGAGAATTAATTAGAAAGTATTATCCAGACTACACTGAGTCTGAGATTTCTATTACAGTACCTAAAGGTTATTATGTCTACAATACCGAAGCCACTTAAAGACGCTGTCTCCAAGCTAGACCTACCTCAGAGCCTACTGTTACAAGGTATCCTGTTAGACCATTCATTGAAACTCGTAGGCCTAGATAAGCCTAAAGAGTCAAAGCTTATAGCTTGATGTCTATACTTGAAGAGATTTCTCAACCTGGTACAGCTAGTCTCGTTGGAGCAGTTATAACAGCCCTAGTCTCAGTACAGACTGTCTTTCTCCGCTGGTTAATCAAATCATTCGATGAACTCCGTACTGATCTAAAGACAACAGCTACAGGTACTAGCAACTGGCTTAAGGACCACGAAGAGAAGGACGTCGATAGACATCTCGAGAACCTTAGACGCTTCGAAACAATATCCGTATCATTAGCCCGCATAGGCTACAAACAAGAAGAAACACATGCCAACACTCTACGTAACTGAATTCGCTGATACCTACAATGACCAGAATAGTCACGCCTATTCTATGGCTAAGTGGCCAGCTACTGCTGAACAAATATTAACTCCTGGTGCTGGTTCTACCCAGAGCGCTGCTTTCAAAAACAATACTATGTATGTTCGTCTCTTTACAGATACTGCTTGTGGTATTGAATTCGGTACCAATCCTACTGCCGGAGCTAACAGCCCTCGCATAGCGGCTAACGGTACAGAATACTTTGCCGTTCCACAGGGTCAGGCTTATAAGATCGCAACGATTACACCGTAATGAGATTTGGATCACATGGTTGTGGCTTTGGGCACTCAGGGCACCACGTCTAAGAAGAAGCTTGGGCGTAAGCCTAGGACAGATCTAGAACAAGCTAGAGATGAACGCCGTAAGATCGCATTGTCGAGTCCTATGGAGTTCATTTCCCTTGTCCAGCCTAAACGTTGGCTAGGAAGCATACACAGAGAGATCCTCCAATGGTGGGATTCTTCTGAAGCTAAGAACCACCTTCTATTACTTCTACCTAGAGACCACATGAAGTCAGCACTAGTCGCTCTTCTTGTCGTTCTAGAGTTAACTAGAGATCCTACGTTAAAGGTTCTATATATTTCTAGTACTAGTAACCTCGCTACCAAACAGTTGAAGTTCATCAAAGACATCCTTACTTCAGATATATACAGGATGTACTGGCCTGAAATGGTCTATAAGGAAGAAGCCAAACGTGAAAAGTGGACTGAAAGAGAAATCTCTCTCGACCATCCACTACGACGAGAGGCGTATATTCGAGATCCTAGTATTTTTACCGCTGGTCTTACTACGAATATCGTTGGTATGCATGCGGACATATGCGTCATGGACGACGTGGTCGTCTTCAATAACGCTAACACTGAACAAGGTCGTGAGAAGACTCTCCAGCAGTATAACCACCTTTCTTCCGTAGAAAGTACTGGTGCACGTGAATGGATAGTCGGTACTCGGTACCATCCTAACGATCTATACTCAACTCTTCTAAACATGGAAATATCAGACTATGATGCACTGGGGAATCCCATCAATACAAGACCTCTTTTCGACTATCGGGAATGGCCCGTGGAAAACGTCGGAGACGGCACAGGCGAATACATATGGCCTAGAAGTAAATCACCCGACGGAAAACTGTATGGATTTGACAGTCAGGTCCTCGCAGTTAAACGAGCACAATACAGCTCTAACATGGTTCAGTTCAGAGCCCAATACTATAACGATCCGAATGACGTCGATTCCACCCCAATCAAAAGAGATTACTTTCAATACTATAACCAAGACCACATCTCCCGAAGAGATTACAAGTGGTACTACCAACGTGAACCGCTCAATGTCGTTGCAGCCGTTGACTTCGCCTTCTCTATTGGCCGGAAGTCAGACTACACCGCAATCGTGGTCATTGGCGTAGACGGAAGGAATAACTATTATGTCCTCGACATCGACAGATTCAGGTCGGACACGCCGTCTGAATACTTTAAGCGAATTATCAAGTTATATGAAAAATGGGGCTTTAGAAAGATCCGGGCCGAAGTCAATGTCGCCCAAGTCGCACTTGTTCGAGACTTCCAGGAAAACTACATCCGTAAATACGGACTCAGCCTCTCCGTCGACGAATTCCGCCCTGTAAGGTGGCAAGGTGTCAAGGAAGAGCGGATTCTAGCTGTTCTTGAACCTAAGTACCAAAATCGTCAGATATGGCACTACACAGGTGGTAACTGCCAGATACTGGAAGAAGAACTCGTATTTACTAACCCAGCACATGACGACGTCAAAGACGCTTTAGCTGCAGCTATAGACTTCTCAGTAGCTCCGTTAAATACCTATAGGATTATGAAAGAAAATAGTAATGCATATCAATTCAATTCCCGTTGGGGAGGCGTCGCTTAGTGGTTGCTAAAGTTTTAGAACTAGTCGGCGACATCATAACTCCCGATAGGAAGGCCTCCGAACTTGCAAGGATGTATATTGAACAAAACAATATGCGTATGCCTTGGAAGAAGAATATGGAGGAGATTAATAGGTATATCTACGCTACTGATACTACTCAGACTAGTAATTCCTCACTTCCTTGGAAGAATAAGACTACTATTCCGAAGATTTGTCAGATTTCAGACAACCTTCTTTCCAATTACCAGCTTACTCTAGCTCCTAAAGACAAATACGTCTTCTGGCTTGCTGATAATGAAGATGATAACAGCATTCGTAAACGTAATTGTATCCAAAACATTGCAAGATATTGGATGCGCCAACCATCCTTTAAGATGGGTATTACGAAGTCTCTACAAGACTATGTCCATAAAGGCAATGCTATTGCAATGCCGTATTGGCAAGATCAACGTGTTCAGCAGAAAGACAAAACCCAAGTAGGTTTTGTTGGTCCTACATGGAGGCGTCTATCACCACTTGATGTCGTCATAAATCCTACTGGTGATGATTGGGTGTCTACACCTAAGTTCGTCAGAACGATTATGAGCATGGGTGAACTCAAAGACTATCTTAATAGGATGTCTAATGAGGAAAACCATGAAGCCATGAAGAACCTTTACGACTATCTTAAAGAAATTCGTATGAGGGCTCGTGGTTTGTACGGTGATTGGGTCGAACGTGACGCTATTTACCAGATGGACGGCTTTGGCAGCTTCCAGCAGTATCTGATGACCAATACAGTTGAAGTTATCACCTTTTATGGTGATTTCTACAACGCAGACAACGATATATTCGAAAAGAACAGAGTAATTACGTTCATTGATCGCCATAAGATCATGGATGACAAAGCTAATCCTTCTTTCTTCGGTTATCCGCCTATATTCCAGGCTCCCTGGCGTACTCGCGTAGATAATCTCTGGGGTATGGGTGTTCTCGAGAACTTAATTGGTATGCAGTACCGTTTAGACCATATGGAGAATATGAAGGCAGATCTGATGGATTTGTCTACTTATCCTGTTCAAAAGGTCAAGGGTTTCGTAGAAGACTTCGTCTGGCAGCCTGGAGAGAAGATATTCACGTCGGAAGACGGTGATGTAGAACTCCTACAGCCTCAAATCAGTATTCAGGCACTTGTTGAAGATATCAACATGCTAATGAACCTGATGGAGGAGATGGCAGGCGCTCCTAAGGAAGCTATGGGCTTCCGATCCCCAGGTGAGAAGACTAAGTACGAAGTACAGCGTCTAGAGAGTGCGGCAAGCCGTATCTTCCAGAACAAGATCAATCAATTTGAGGAAATGATCCTAGAGCCGATGCTCAATGCAATGCTTGAGATGGCCCGCAGGAACATGACTTCAGCAATCACAATCCCTGTCACAGATGAGGAATTCGACTTTCAAACCTTCCAGGAACTATCCGTTGAGGATATTACTGGTAGTGGCAAGATCGTCGTACGTGGTGCCCGACATTTTGCTGAACAAGCTGAAATGGTCCAGAACATCCAAGGTTTGGCTGGATCGCCGATGTGGCAATTCGTTCAGCCTCACTTCTCTTCAGTCAAGACTGCTAAGATGTACGAGGAAATCTTTGGATTAGAGGATTACGGTATCGTAACTCCTTACATCAACATTGCTGAACAAGCTGATGCACAACGTCAGGTTCAGGTCCTTCAGGAACAGCTACACCAGGAAATGGGTACAGCTACAGGTGTTGGTGAAGATCACGACATACCACCTCCTGGTATGCCTCCACAAGGACAGCCTGGACAAGGTGCCCGCCGGATGGAAGGCCGAAAAGACCGGCAAGGGCGAGGGCAGTGTCTGGAAGGTGACCGAGGACGCCACCGGCCCAGGCAAGACGGGCTACGTCCTCTCGCAGACCGCCGCCAGCCCCAGCTCATTGTTCAACGTCTGCGTCGCCGAGGACACCAACTACGAGAACGTCGAA